AAAAGTAGTGCCATTCTCCCTTGAAGAATTGATAGCAGTTTCTAATGAAGAATTCCCCTTAACATCAAATTGGAACCATTCAGGCGTTCCTGCTAATGCAGTAATCTCACCCGATACAATAGTAGCATCACCAAGCGTACCATAATCAGCAAAGTAAATGGTTTTAATACCACCTACTGCACTTTTGCAAGGTACTTTTCTTCCTGTTGTTAATGAACAAGCCATATTTTTAAAGTGTTTTTAAATAAAAAAGGGTAGGGCGAACTCCCCACCCCTTTCTACGTTAGTTAATTAATTATTATTAGTTTGCAGAGTTTGTGATACCATAAGTAACAATATCCCCTACTTGAGCATACTGTACACCTGAAGTAAATCGCATAATAACTCTTACATTTTGGCTTCCGTCAGTTTCAGCCATATCAATAACTCTTACTTCGTTCATATCATTTAAGATACCTGTACCGAAGAACAAGTTAGATTTTTCAGCAGCAATAGCAGTATTGTCAGCCAAACCTGCGGTTGGAAATAACTTAACACCATCAAAGAACAAATCACCAAGTACTTGGTTGTTTCCTTTATTGTCGTAACCGTTAGCACCAACACCTGAAGCACCAAATCCACCTAAAGCACGAACATAAGCACGATAGATGTTTTGTGCAACGTAAATATGTAAATCTTCCTTACCATAAACAGCAGATGGGATAGCATCTACAATCAAAGCAAGTTGCCCAAGTACGTTTGAAGCATCTACAGTTGTTCCTGCAATTTCGTTGGCAGCAGGTAAATCAGCATCTACAGATAATAAAGTAGAAAATCCATCAAATTGCCCTGAAGTGTTTGTATCGCCTGACCAAATGTTTCTTTCTGTACGGTCAGCTACTTTAGCAGCAACGTGAGCCAATACGAAATCAGAAAAGTTTGCAGGTAGGTTATCGAAAGCAGAATATCCCATTTGAGAAGCCTCCCAATCCTGATGTAGCGTTTTTCTACAAATATCCAAATTTACTTGAAATTCTTCAGGTTGTAGGATTTTTTCAGTTAAAGTTAAAGTCCCTTGATTTGGTTCAAATCCACAAGAAGCATCTTTAACGATGTCGTCAGTTGAAGCCTTTTTGATTACAGACTTATACTTAACGTTAGGCATAATTGTGATACCGCCTTTGTCTAATGTGTCAGCAGATAATAAGGCAGCAGCAATATACTTGCCCGAAAATTCACCTGCATAAGTTGAAGTAATTGATACACTCATTTTATTTTAGTTTTTAGTTGTTTATTATTAATTAAATTTTGCCATTACTCTATCTAAAGTACTCATTCTTCTGTTTTGTGAGATATTGAATTTAGATAGGTTTTGTTTTGTTTCAGGGTTTGCCTTAATTGGCTCGGCAGCAGGTTGGTTAAGTTCTGCCTGTACTTCTTCAGGCACTTCGCTTAATTCCACTTTTTCGTGTTTGCAAAGTTCTTCAGTCATAAGGTTTCCTAACTCATCTGCGCTCATTTCTTCTTTTGGCTCAAGCATTGCTTTAATTTCTTCAAGCATAGATTTAACCTCTGCCAATTCTTCTTTAGTAGCATATTTCATTTCTTCTTTTTCTTCTTCAGCAGCTTCTACTTCTACTTCTTCTTCTTCAGCTTCTTCAGTTTTGATTTCAGAAATTAAACCCTCTTCAGCTACTACTAAAATACGCCCATCCTCTAATTGGTATTCTCCAACAGGTAAAGCTATTTTTTCATCTTCGGTAACGATAAAAACTTCATTACCTGCTTCAAACGCTTCTGCTTCTAAAACAGTACCGTTGTCTAACGCTTGTTGTTCCAACTTAACTTCTTGTGATAAGTTTAGAACTTCTTTGATTTTGCTAATCATATCGTTCGTGTTCATATTAATATATAATGGTTAAAAATTAATTTTGCATTTTTAGGCTTTCTTTTGAATAATAAACCACTCGCTTCCATCATTCCAAATCTTTATACCCTCATAGGTTTTATTTATTTGATAATAGTTAGTCGTGCCATCTAAAGTATCCCCACCTATTGGTGTTAAGTAAACTCTTGTATTTGTGTCAAAGCCACCATTAGAAATAAATCTAATTGCTCTATTTATATTGTCAGATGCGCTTGGTAAATTTAAAGTCATATTACCACCTGCACCACTCCAAGTTAATTTAATTAACATAGCTTGTTCAAATATTGAAGAACTTAAATTTACAGTTTGTCCTGCTTGAACAGTTAAATTATAAGGTACTAAAGTGTTTTTTATTTTATTTACTGTTGTTTGTTTTGTTTCTCCATTTTGAACTGCTACTAAAATTTCAGTACCAACTAAAGCGGTTGCGTTGTTTAATTGTGTAATTTTTTTATCTGCCATTACAATATTATTTTACTGTTATTCTCTTGTAGTATATAGTCGGTGTTTTCCTGCAATAGATAATCAAATTGTTTCGTTGTTGTACCTATACCCTGCGCTCTTAAACTACCATCACAACATTTAATAGAATAGGTATTATCTTCGCATAAACAAGCTCTACGCCCACCTTTTGGACTTGTTCTACTTGGTGTAAAGAATTTTTTAAATCTCATCTGCCCTGTCCTCTGTTTAGTTTCTTATAGTTCTTACTTGACTTTAGTAAACTTGTTTTGCTTTTAGCGTGTATGCCTTTACGTTTTACCTTTGGCTTAATTACTTTAACCGCTATTTGTTTACGCATTTTCTAACTCTTTTAATTTACTTTCGGCCCAACGTAAACCTGCCTTACCACCCCATAGCAAATAAGAGATAGTTCCACAAGCTTCTGTATTACCTTCATCGTAATATTCTTCTGCTCTTGACAAATAAGAATACATACGTTTTATAGTTTCTAAACTAATAGGTTTGCCTTGTGCTAATTGTTGCGCTCGTATCTTACCAACTTGTGTTGCACATTTGTTGTTTACCTTTTCGTTTAGTTCTAAACCTCTTTTAGCGTTGTTTTTAACCGCATCAGGATAGTCTGAATAGCTTTCTAAAACCATCTTCTTACCACCCTTTACTCGCTTGTCGTTCTTAATAATGGCTCGTATTTCGCTTAATAAGTATTCGGCTTCTTCTTCTTCTATCTTTGCTAATTCGTCTTTTATTTGTTCTTTAGGGCGTTCCATTTTATCAGCAAAATAACCCTCAATAGAAAACCCTTTAACCTTACCCGTTTTTACAAACTCGTTCCAAATGTTATCATTATTAACCTTAACACTTCCAACCCAAGTACCTAAAGGTAAATCCATTCCGTATTTTACGCTTTTATCGTGCACCTTATCTTCTACTATCCAACTTTCAACTAATGAAAGCCCATTAATTTGGTATTGGTGTTCTAATGTAGAATTGTTTTGTTTACCTTGCATCAGGTACATTTGTGAGGCTTTTAAGACCGTATCTTTTGAAAAGTATATATAATACTCATCTTCGCCATTACGTCTATATATGGGCTTATTAGGTATTAATAGCGCACCCATTAAAATACGCTTCTCTTTGTCTACCTCTGCAAGTTTAAATTCTTGGCTTTTTAGGGCTATAAAATCTTCTTCTATTGCAGGGCTTTCAACTACGCTAATAGCTTCAATACCTATTTCTTGTTCTTCGTCTAAAATTAGTTCTACTATTCGCATATTATTATATAATGTTTTTTATTATTTTTTGTATTTATAGTGTCGCACCTTGTACAATATTATTTTCTAAACTCTGTGCGGTTGTAACATCATTAGCAACTACATACGCTTGTACAGGTTGTTGTGTTTGACTACCTACTGCTTCAGCTAATTGGCTTGTTTCAGTTGCACCTACAATATTAAAGCTAGGGGGTTGAGATGCTGCACCGCTTGTTACACTAGGCACACTTGTTGCACCCCCTGTAGCACCTGTTGATTTTACTGCATTTTTAACAGAACTTATAATACTAATACCTTGCCCTAAAGCAGCAGCAATAGTTATAAGGTTTTGAGGGAAGCCTATTTTAGAACTTTCTGAAACATTTTGTGCTGCATTAACCCCTGCTTCAGCTATTGCTCTTTTGCCTTTAAATGTAATATTTTTTAAATCCATTACAGCTTCTTTAGCTCGTAAAAGTTGTTTAGCTATTAATAAAGCCTTACCTACACCTGTTTCAGCACCTGCTACAGATACAACAGCATCTAAAACATCGTATTTCTGTTGTATTTTTTTATCATCTAGTTCTTTTTCTTTTTCAGCTAGAGCGGCTA